CAAGACCGTGAACAGCCTTTAGATCTTGTGCTAGTTCGACTGAGTAGTTGCTGCTTAAAGCACGTGTACGGGCTTGTACAGCAACGCGGTCGATGGAGAAAGACATTTGGTTCATGACTTGGTATGGGCTGACGCTAGTGCTGCTACCGAGTCCTTCACCATAGTTAGTCAACATACCACGTAGAGCGCTGAAGGATTGAACACCAGAAGTTTGATATGCTGCGGTTGCATAAGCAGAACCAGCACACCAACCAGCTTGATAGTTCCAACCTGCACTTAGACCGTAACCACCACAAACACCAAAGAATGATAGACCAGCTAGGGTATATCCTGAACCACCGTAAACTGGTTGTGGTTCTTGGAACATAGCTTCAGTGTAACTGTTACCGCCATAAGTGAGACCAGGGAAACCAGATCCATATTGTGCACGCATCGCAAAGATGAGACCAGTTGGGGCAGTCATGGGTTGAACGCCACAGATGTCGTATGCCATGAGATTTGGCATGGACCGACGGACGAGGCTAATTAGTACGGGATCATAACCAGAGACGGCACCAGTGTTATAACCAGTGGAGGTGGCGGGACCACCGAGGTTACCTGAGCTCATATCTTCGGCAAGATGTTGGCTACGAATGGCTTGTTCTTGGTTTTCAAGAAGGACGGCAGTGACCTTCTTACGGTAATCATCACCGATTGGAGACAGAGCTTCGTGATTGAGCACTGGATTCCATTTCTCGGTTAGAATGTCATATGGGGTATTGTCTTGAAATTGCATTTTAGTAAATTCTCCTGTGAGTTAAAATTATTTAGTAATTAGTAAAGTTATAGTTTCTTATTTAATCTACCCATTACATTCGCATAGTTTTCTACGAGTGTTGTTGGAGCAGAAACAGTCTTTGAGAAGGTCATATCCTCATCAACTGCTCTTGAGGGTGCAGAAACTCTATTACCCTGCAAATAGTTTTCCTTGATAGCTACCAACTTGTTACGATACTCTTCGGGAGTATTGAAGTTGATATTTTCCATCAAATTTTGTAGTCTGTTGACTTGAGTGTCGGCAAGATTCTTGGTTTCAGCAACAAAGATTCCGGCACACTCAGTGAGTGCGATCTCTTTCTTAAGATCAATGCTGAACTTCATTGACTCATTGAGAGATTCTTGAAGTTTTCTATTTTGTTCATAGAGTTCATCAAGAACATTGTACTTCTCGTTTGGAACATCAATGTAGTGATTCTCAAAGAGATTCTTGAGGCCACTGATGAAATTCTCAGCAATGGTAGTCTTGATGCCTTGTTCGACGGCAACAGTGTTATCTGTCATCCATTCTTCAACAACGTACTCAAGATAATCATCAACCTTTTCAACCAATGAGTTGGTTACATTTGAGAGATAATCTTTGGCATTTTCATCAAGTTCAACAAGAACTTTGGCAACTTCTGCTTCTACTCTATCGGAAACAGCAGCTTCAAAGATGGCTTCAAGTTGCTCTAGAGAAGACTTATTTACATTATCTTCACCAAGAAGAGAAATAATGGCATCACGGAATTGTGCCTTTAATTCTTCATTGGTCTCAGTAGGTATTACTTCTTCATCTTCTTGTGCATCGGTACGGGTGGCAATATCTTCTTCATCGCCATCTTCTTCATTGGTATCTTGATATGCGGCAGTGGCATGTGTACCGGGAGCAGCATTTCTCATAGTTACTGGTACACCGGGCTGTGCAGCAGATGATACAGTTGCTGCAACGCCAGTGGTGTCTACTGGAGAAGGAACCATGGATCCACGACCAGTCATATCCATGTCAGACTTGCCAGTTGCGTCTAGAACGCCTTTTGCACCCATTACTTGGGCAGCGGCTTCAGATAAATTTAGTTTTTTGTTCTTTTTCATGTCAATTAATCCTTAAGGTTAAATTATTTAGTATATTTTAATTTTTAATATCCTCTGAAACCAGAGGGATGGCCCATTGCACTTGCTGCTCCGGCGCTTTGGACTGCACCAAGTTCTCTTGTTCTTCTCAAAACTTCCTTACCACCCAACATTTCAACACCAATTTTTAGGCCCAGTAGAGGATTATACGGATCTATTGCTCCTAAATTTTTGCTATATTGCATTACTTTTTGGGCAAGTGGATTGTTCTCATTTGCAATCTTACTCGTTCCAGTCAAATTTTCTATTTGAGATAATACATCACCTGCTACAGATTCAAATCCCGAAAGAGCCATTTGTTGTTCTTTGCTAGCCCCGCTTCGTGCCGCATCTAATGCACCTTGCAAAGAAACATTACTGTTGGTGGTAGTGGTGCCAGGTTTAATATTGCCGGCAACAGTACTGCCGGGTCTAGCTTTAATTTGTGAAGAAAAAAGACCTTTGGCTAAAAGCAATTTTACTGCTGCAGGCATCATTTGGTCTGCAAAATCCAAAGCACTTTGAGCTTGACCTAATGAAGTTATATAATCTAAACCACCCTGGGTATCGTCTTGTTGTTCACCTTTTTCATTTGTTGTACGTGAATTTGGAATTCTAGAATTACCCCACATTATGGCTCCACGCAAACCTTGATCTTTTATTTTTCCTTTTTCATCTTTTTCTTTTGAAAGAAAATCTCCCGGTTGAATATCATCTCCTCCACCCAATCCTTTTCCACCTGCACCACCACTGAAAGCAAAAGAAGGTCTTTTTCTAGTTTCTTTTTTGCGACCAGGAGCTACAAAAGTAACACCTGTCATAGATTCTTCATTTAATTGAAGAACATATTTAATATAATTTTTAGAACCTTCAGTGATGTAGTTGAATGACATTACATGCTCCTAAAATAGTTATTGAATAGTTTGACCATATTTTCATTCAAATTTCTTTTGGAAGAACCTTTAATAATTCTTTTAGCATTATTGAATTCTTTTTCAGACCATGATCCATTCTCAAGAATCCATTCTTTTCCTTCCATGATTCCATTGACGAAAGCATTTGGAGCTGATGGATCGGCTACAATGTCAACCGCAGCAAGCATAAAGTCCTCTTGAACTTCTTGATAACCATTCTTAGTTTTTAAAGAACCCATTCCACGGGTAGATACACCTAGTTGTGCACCTTCTTCAATTAAATTTTTTACAATGCGGCCCATCGGGGTATCCATGATCTTGGCCTTACCGTAAATGGTATTGCCATCTTCATGAAGTTCCTTGACGATGTGCGAAACACGGTCAAGATTTACAGTTGGGCCAGTTGGATGGTTTAGTTCACCTAGAGCACGGCCTTTGTCAACATACTCGGTGATATATCTCTTGCATTCCTTGATAAGAATGCCTTGGGGATATACTCTGCCATTGCGGTTCTTTACGCTGGCTTGCATAAATACACCTTCAATGAAGTAAGCCTTATCACCATTTCCGGTGTTCTCTTTGATGTACTTAATATCTTCGTTGATTTCAGTTATTAGTTTCATTGGTGGGCTTTATGATGGTTTTTGCGACAGTTTCGTACATTCCTTCAATCTTTTTGCCAGTCTTTTCATAGAGAAGCTTGGAGGTATTCTCTTTGAAAGCAACTACGTTCTCGTCAATCATATTCTTGATTAGTTCATTTACTTTGGGATTCATTTTTGTAATACCTTTACTTTCTGGCAAAATTCAAGATGCTGATCTAAATTGGCCTTGCTTTCAAAAATAGATTCAACCATTAGAGTTCTATTTTTTGGACTAAGTTGATCAAACAGTGTCTTGATATCTTTAAGTTCTTTCTCTGTTATATTTATAACACTTTCATTTTTTAATTTAATTTTTGATGGATTTGAAGGATCATACGATTCCAAAAACTCAACAAAATTTTTAATTTCTTCTGATTTGGGAGTAAATTTAAATGTAGGTTTAAACAACTTCTTCTGTGTGTTATTTCGCAATGATTCAATATTTTCATTGAGTTTTGTAGTTAAAGCAGTACTCAATGATTTTTTGAATTCTTCATCATTATTTTTAATTAAACTTTCAAAACTCTTTTTTAGAAGTGTAGTGCTAGTTTCACTCATTGTGGTGGCTGTCCTTCGGCAGCAGCCTGCTGTTGAGCCATCTGTGCCATTTGTTCGGCTTGAATTCTCTGTCTGTCAACTGCTATTTCTTTATCCATCTCTTGCATTTCTTCTTCAGTTTGTTTCAAAATCTTTCTGCGAATATATTCTGAAGAGAAATATTTTCCAACATATGGATCAACAAACTGAACCATCTTTAGTCGTTCTGCCAAAATTTCTGCTTCCTTTAGATCCCAAAAATAATTGTCGGTATTGAATACTACTTTGATTTCTGGACGAAGTTCGTGCCAGTCATCTTCAGTCATTACACCTTTTAGTATCAATTGAACTCGCAATAGATCCAAAAACAACTTGCTAAATTGATGGCGAAGTCTTTCAATAAATTTATAGAACTTGACTTCTTCTCTCGTAATTTCTACGGAACGGCCCATATTAAATCCAGTTTGATCTGACATCAAACGGCTGAGCGGAACGTTCAATGAAGCATACAACTTTTTCTTGAAGTATTCTACGTCTTCAATTTGAGACATGGCATTACCACCTGGAAGAGTAGTAATTTGTGTACCATTAGAACCTTCACGGCGAGGAATCCAGTAATCTTCCAATACAGAAAGATGGTTTCTTTCATCGCGCACTTCGCCAGTAGTCTGATTGTAGATCAGGCGTGTGCGGAAACGGCTCATCATGTCACGAACGTACTGTTCAGCCTTTTGCTTAGGAAGCTGTCCTACGTCAACGTAGAAGACTCTTCGTTCGGGTGCACGTGCAACACGGTAAACTAGAAGAGAATCTTCTAGTTGTCTTAACATGTTCAATGGTCTAATTGCTTTGTGCAAATAACCAAGAACTCTCTTTGTATTGAGATCAACAACACCAGATGGAACATAAACTACACTGTCTGGGGACAGATGCAGTCCACCGGGACCAGTTAACATGTATGTTTCTTTGTCAGTATTGGTATAAAGATAATATTCTTCAATTTTTTTGATTACACCAACTTGAGTATTTCCAACTCGTTCTTGTTGTTTTTCAACTTTACGAATCTTTTTTATCTTTAGAGGATCAAGAGGAATAATTTCCTCAATTCCATTCATTGGTTGATCTTTATCAATTGCAATATTATAAAATATACGAGAATCGATATACCATCTTCTAAAAATTTCATATGACTTTCCATTAAAATCCATTAGATGGATAATTTTTTCAAATTCTTTGTAAATCTTTAATTTAATTGGCTCAGCAATTGGAACAGTGACAAGATCTAATTTTACTGGTTTTCGGTCTGTGCCCGGCACAATTGATGCATTGACAATTTCATCAATAGCATTGTCTACCTCTGGATAAATAGACATATTACGATATTGAATGATAGATGCACCTTCATCACGAAGGTTGGCAGCATAGTCCAAAGCAGTTCCAAAAAATCCACCAGCTTCAACTGTAACAGTTCCATCAAAGATTTCGGGAGCAGCAATATTTTGTGCTACAATCTCGCTTTTTTTCTGTGGTTCGTCTTTTGTTCTACCAAACTGGAATCCAAAAATATCTATTTCCATCAATAATTCCTTTTTATAATCTGTCTGTTTGTGTTATGCTATCAATCGAAATTGTATCATAAACAAACACTACGTTAAAAGTATTTAACACATTTGGACGAGCCATACTAAAAGACATCTCATTTATTGTTCTAGGCCACAATCCATTTAAACGAAAACGCTTCAAAACATTTTCATTTAATCCAAGATGTTCAATATACCAGTTAACTTTATAGTTTGGCGTAATTGAATATCTTGTTGTATTATCAACATGATTGTTTATATAATTATGCCACCGATGAAATTTTTTCCACAAATCTCCGCTATCCGTGTCATCTACAATGGACACAGACCATGTAGAATAAAGTTTTTCACCGGGATAGTTTAACTTTCTACCAAAATAGTCGTATGAAACTGTGCTTGTCTGTAGTGTAGGTATAAGGGTTGATCTAATATGAAATGGAATTGCAGTTCCAGCATTATTAGAATTACCTGATGTAGAAGCTGTACCAGCCCCAGAAGGAAAACTTCCTGTCACCAAAAATCTATTTTGGCGGGTACCACCTTTAAAGTTATCTTTAAATTCATTTAGTGATGCCATGATCAAATTCCAGTAAGTATGTCTATAAAATCAAATGTTAAAGTTACATCAAAGGTTACAAATTCAGATGAACCTAAGTCAAAATTAATTCCACCTACTTCACTTGGCCAACATCTATTTAACTTAATTTTTCTTAATACTTCACCATTTGGTTTTAATTGTTCTATAAAAAAAGTAGTTTGTAAATTTGAATATGAATAATTATTACCTTCCACTTGATGTGTAAGGTGGCCGTCTAATTTTTCTTTCCAACTATTAAAGGCTTTCCACAGAGCACTATCATTATCATCATAAATTCTAATTGGCCATACAGAATATTGACGATCTCCTGCAAAATAGGCCATTCTTCCTCTGTATGGAACACCTATAACACCAACATCTGCTTTTGGTAATGAACCAGATGATATAAGAAATGAACTAGTAGTATTATTATTTCCAACATTTACTCTACTGGGAAAATTAGGAATAACACGAAAACGGTTTGCTCTAGTACCGCCCTTAAACCCAGCTTTAAATTGGTTTAATGAGTTATATGATGCCATATTATTGGTTTAGAGTTATATTAAGTGTAAACGAAGTTGTTCCAATCAATGGAGTTACATTTACAAAAATTGTCAAGGTTGATGTATTATCGTTATTATTAGTAGAGTCACAAATAACTTGATTTTTGGTTGTATCCAAATAAGTAGCATATTGCAGTAAGTAATTTGTTATTTCACCAGTAACTAGATTTCTGGTTGTTGGGTTATTCAACTCATAGAGATATTTGAGACCAATATTGGTAATATCTCGCTTCATCTTGGCTTTCATTTGAGCCGGCCCAATTCGTTCATCAACTATTGGATTAGACGTTGAAGCAGTTGCCCCAACCAAATCAGCACCAAGAAATTTGGTGGTATAATTTAAGAAATAATTTACACGAGCATTTCTAAGAATAGTTTTAAGATCCGTGTCAGCCCAGTTTACTGCAGTTGTCACATCTCCATTTAGAATAAAACCTCTAGATGCTCCAGCAATACTTAAATAAATTTCATTTCTAGCATTAACACGTGTAAACATACCAGCAACATCAGCGCTTAGATTATTAATATATGTTAATATACCAGAACTATAAAGAGATGGAAGTGGAAGTTTTGTTACTGTTTTTTGACCATATACAGAAAATACACGATCAGCTACAGTTGCGCCTTCAACAAATGATGTTCCATTAAAAACAAAATTTTGTAAAGTTGTTCCGGCACCATCATTTAGACTTGGAAATACACCTATAGTGTAGGGTGCTTCCTTTTCAAGCCATGTCTGTGCGCCAGAAAAACCTAAACCAGTTGCTCCCATAATTAAATCAAAATCTGTATTATATGCAGTTTTCCAATCAGAAAAACCTTGAGTTGTTCCAGCAATAACAAGATTACCACCATATGAAAGATAATCTAGTGCATATAAAAATTCTCTTCCCGCACTAGTAACTCCAAGATTGCTGGTTCCATCAGTGTTTGTTGTTCCATCGTATATAAAAAATCCAAAACTGTTTCCTGTAGTTGATATAGGGTTTATTAAAACACCAGTAACACCACTTAATTTGTTTAAATCATTAACAATTGCTGATGGTGAAGTATAATACACATAAGTGTCTGCAGTTTTACCTACTGCTGGCGAAGATTTAATTGCCCTGGCATAGATCAACCATCCAAATAAATTTCCTGGATTATTTGAAGCACCCACAGAGCTAAATGTTGGAGACTCATAGGTTAAACCTATCAAATATCCACAATCCATTTTAAATGCATCGGATGCTGTTTCAGTTCGGAATTGATTAGTGCTAGTAAAAGAACTAAGAGTTGGCATGATTGTCCTTTTTTATCACTAATATTTAGTAATTTTTTATACCTTCTTCCAAACGACATTTCCATCAGAAAATTCATCATCTTCCATAGATTCTTCACTTAATATGAATAAAGTGTTGTCATCTTCAGGTTTTTTGGCTTCTTCGTAATTAAATTTTGCACTTTCAATCAAATCTGCAAAATATTCCTGTCGTGTTAGCCATGCAAAGAATACCAAGGTCATTACAAGATCATCGTTGTGACCTTCCTCGGCTTTAAATGTATTTGATTTAGACACAAATGTTATAAGTTCTGCCAATATTCTTTCATCATTTATTAAAATTTTATCTTCTTCTACTAATCGTTTAAATATTGCACAACCTAGTTTTTTAGTCTGTGCTGTAGTTCGTAGACCCATTTCACTTCTTCCACCCGCAAATCCTTGTGATAACATTTGACCTTTACGACCCATAATTTTGGTCATAAGAACATTTTCATATTCCAAATCATTGTAAAGAATAGAAGAAACTTGTCCACCAATATCATTGGTTTCTACTAAAACATAGGCGTTGTTATATCTTTCACCAATTTTTTTAATTACATTTGGAAAATTAAAAGGACTGACTGCATTATTTCGGTAGGATGCAACTACCTTATATGGTGCTGAAGTGCCATTTATTACGGTAAATGCTGAATAGTCTGAACCCTGTCCTCTTGAGACATCAGCCTGTAAGAAGTAAATTTCATCTTTTTTAGGAAGTTCAAATATTCTAAGCCCGTCAGAATCTTCTTGTAAGAACTCCTCTGGGGCAAGAACATTTAGTTTTGAGGTAGAGATCAGCGTGTTAGACGATCCCAAGAAACTACAACCATATTCCTGTTCAAATTGCTCGGGGCTTGTATTGGCAATCTGTTCCGCTGCCCACACATCATCACGTTTTCTTCCACCAGCAGTAATAGGTACATCTCTCCAACTTACTTCAATAGGAATGAACTTATTTTTTAATTTATGCCCTTCGGAACGATTTGCATCCACCCACAATTTATGAAAATGATTCATTCCATTTGGGGTTGAAACAATTACAAGTTTGGTTGTAGTACCTGCCGAAATAGTTGGATAGGTTGATGAATAGAATTCTTCTGCTACGTGGGATGGCAAGAAGGCATATTCGTCCAGTAGAAGAAAGTTAAATGAACCACCACGGATTGCCGAAGATGAGGTTGCATCGCATATGACTCTGGAACCATTTTCTAGTTTTAAAGATGTTTTATTCCATTCTACCACACCCTGTTGTAAGAATTGTGGTAAATTTTCATAGGCTAATTGTAATTTTGAATACAACTCATCTTTAGCAGTCTTTAATCTATTTGCCAAAATGGCTACACTTACACTTTGATTAAATGTAATATAGTGGCAAATATAACCAATTACAGAAGTAGACTTACCAGACTGGCGAGGCCATTTTGAAATTACAAATCTATTTTTATGAATAGAATCAACAAATTTTTGTTGATAATCATAAAGTTCAAAAGGCATGATGCCTTTGTCAAGAGTCTTTACTTTAATGTATTTGTTGCAAAAGTATACAGGATCATTTGCACATTTAATATATTCGTCTAGTTGTTCTTTTGTATACTGAAGCTCAATCCCCGGTGGTTTGAGTTTTGAATTATTTCTATATCCCTGATTATTCTTGTTTAAACTCATTCTTTATTGCCTCTACATCAATCACATTTTTTTCCGTACTTCTATCTTTATTTAAGAGATTCTGCAAATCCTTTGTAGATCCAACAAAGACAGAATTGTTTGTTTGTTTTATTTCAGTTTTGCTATTTGTGGTCTCTTTGGCTTTTTTGTGCACATCCAATACATTGTTGTTTAAATCTGCCATTGTCTTTAAAAGAATAGCAACCACTTCAAATGCTCTGGGTGCATCAGATTCAGTAGCAACTTTCAATGCGGCCTCCAAAGCAATATTTCCGCTACCAATCAAATCTTTTAGATTTGATTGTACAAGGATATAATCTTTTTGAAAATTATTTGCATCATATGTACCGCCCATAATTTCTTTTGATTTGGAATCTGGGTGTACTGGGACATTAAAAAATTGAGCTAATTGTTTATTCATGAGTCAAATCCATATGCAAGTCCAGCTGTTAGGCCAGAAACAGAAACTGCATTGATTGTAGTTCCAGATTGGACTTTTCCATATATATAACTTTTTGCTACAAAATTAAACGAAGAAATATTAACCCGACGATTAGAAAAATCTCCATCATATCTTTCAGTAATACTATTAGATACCATGGTAATGGGTATATTTGTGCCGGGCTTTGCTTCATTTAAATCCATTGTTATTACATGCTGTGGATTAAAATAAGGCATAATCTGTTCAATAATTTGCAAAGTATCATCAATATGTCTTGTGTAAATAAATAATGAAAATCCAATGTTAACTGGAACTTCTTCATTTATAACTAATGGATTTTCTGCACAATTTGCTGTAGTTCTTGTTAAAGATGGAGTATTAATATTTCGTCTTCTGCTTGGATCTGGCTGAATATTTGTCATTATATAACTCAATTTTGGTAATTGAGTTTCAATTCTTGTCGTATTATCAATTGAAGATGGTTCCAATAGTCTTCTTATAAATTTTTCTTGTGGTGCGTAAGTTATTGGAACTAAAATTTGAGTATTTACCTCATCATTTTGATTTGGGTGCTCAACATAAATGTTGCTGAACAAAGAACCAAAACCAACTACAAGTTTTCTTAAACTTTTATTGTAAAAATATTGATTTGGAAACATATTATACCTTATCCATTAAATATTTCAAAAGGGTCATTACTGTCAAAAGTATAACCAGCCGCTTCATTATTTAATATACTCCCAACTCCTGCTGTTGTACCCAAACCATTATTCAAAGGAGTTATAAATGGATTTATTTTATTATATACTGCTCCGGCAGTCCCACCTGCAATAGAATAACTATTTTGATCATTCGAAATAATAAAAGTGCCACTAATACCAGATAAAGTTAAAATATTACCATCAATTGATTCTACACTTGCTGTTCCTATAATTTCATTTCCTGTTGGTGAATTTTTAAGATTTGAAAATAAAGAGTTTGGATCAATATTTAAAGACGTTACAATTTCATTTGGATTAGCACATGCTCCTGCTACAGGAATTATATAAGGTGGCCATGGTGGATTTCCAACATCAATTGGAATTTGTTCTATAGGTTGCTGTCCAGCTGCTATTAAATATTCATTAATTACCTGTATTGGTGATTTAGTTAAAAATTGAAAATTAACACCGTCAGCAAATGTTGCTCCATAATCTCTAAATGAATTCTGACTATCATAATCAGTATTATTAATTTCATTATAAAATGGAGTTCTAGCACCTGTATCAATTCCTAAGAATATTGTTGGCTGTAAAGTAATTCCCAAAGATGCATCATAAGATGCATGATATGTGTGTCCTCTACCCGTTATAAACCAAGGCGAACCACTATCTCCCAAATATACCAAATTATAACAATTTAATGGTTCATATATGCTAGGACTAGCTTGAATAAAATTTAAATAATATCCTTTATTTGATGTTGAATTAAGATTTCTGTTAACAGCCTGTACTCTACCACCATAAGCTCTATCTTGGGCGTCAATACACCAGATTCTACGTCCAATAGCAGATTTAATTTTACCCAAACTAGAAGTAACATCAGCAATAGTAATTCCTTTTAATATTACTGCTTGTGGATCTATCATTTGTGTTCCCGTAAATCCTGAATAATCTGCCCATTTATTATAAATTGCAATATTTTGTGCATCATCTGGATCCAATTCCTTTTGCATTTCAAATAACATAAGATCTGGAAATTCGCCCAGACCATTTGATATTCTTGAAACCAAATTTCCAGCAACATTAAATGTTTTACCATCTCTTCTCATAAATTGCTGTTCCCAATAGACATGGGGATAAGCCCAATGTTGACAAACTACAAAATGTTTTTTAGATATTAATAAACAAGGAATTCCACCACTGTTATAAAAATTAAAATCTGATCCGTAACCATTATCTGTAAAATAGTCTCCAGATAGTCTTTGTGAATACCTTGATGGCGGTCCTGGTTGCCAAAATAAATTTGCATTAGAACAACGTCTACGTCTTAAACCAACTCCACTAAAATCTGGTGGTGCAAAATAATCATATGATCTAAAAATACCATCATCACCATAACCAAAAGACCAACATCCAGTGTTTCCAACAGAATTCCCCTGACCATATGATGAAGTATTATAAAAAGAACCATTTCGTTTAATAGGCCATCTATAGCCTCTAGAATCAGAATTTGGAATATTCGGATCAGGTGGATATATTGGTATTGTATCATCATAATCGTATATGTCATATCGTTTAGAATTTGAAACCAAACTCAACTTATGTGCTGCTGTACATCCAGGAAAATTTGAATTATTTGTCAATCCCTGTATGTAATACTGGTTGTATCCTTCATTTATGATACTATTTGCATATGCAAGATACTTTGGACCATTATTTGGGTAAACTGTACCTATTACTACTTTATGGTACCACATCATTATTCCATTATGTAGTGCAATACTTGAATATTTACCACATCTTATGTCTCTTACTGAATTTGGAATATTTACTGGCCAATTATTTCTAAATCCTGAATCTAATTCTGCAAAACCATTATTATTAAATAATGTGTTTCCTGGGCAGTCTGGCAAAGTAGTTTGATAAAATGTGTTTCCTCCCCATGCACTTATGCTTCCGTCTTTTTTTAATAATACAGTATGTTCCAAACCACCATCAATTCTAAAACCATTAGTAGTTCCATTTGGAATATTGCACTGCCCCGATGTATTCAATCCCCAGCAATATACAGTTCCATCAGTTTTTATTGCCATACTATGGTAGTGGCCTGCAGCAATAAAAGTTATTCCAGATAAACCAACGGGAATATTACATTGATTATAACTATTATTTCCCCAACAAACAACACCTCCAGTTGCACTTAATGCTAAATTATGATCAAAACCAGACGCAATTTGTATTGCACCTGTTCCTATTGAACTTGGTATTGTAATTTGCCCATTTGAGTTTAATCCCCATCCTATAATTGTGCTTCCTTTGTTTGCAGTATAATATAAAGCAAGCGAATGAGCATTGCCAGCAGTTATTTGTTTTAAATTTATTGTAGAAGTAGCATTAGCCGGTATATTACATTGATTATTTGAATTTTCGCCCCAAGCGTATAAAGTATTACCATATCCCATCATAAAATGATAAGTGCCAGCAGCCAACAAATCATAATTTGTTAAATCTTTTAATTTATATTCTGGATTATTTGTATCATAATAAGATGATAACATTGCTTCACTGTTATATCTCTGATAATATAATGAGTCTAGAAATTTGTAATAATTTAAATAATCATTAATAAATGATGGAGGATTTACAATGTTATTTAAACTAGGATCGCTGTAAGTAAAACCAGATTTATTAATAAAAATTAAAAGTTTTTGTGAAGTACCTACATCAAAGTTTTCCAAATTGTTTAGTTTACATCCATTTTGATAATTTACATATCTGGTTCCAATACCAAAACCAGAATCATTTCCCATCACAAAATTTTCAATATTAAAATTATCCCATTGAGGATACAGATTTGGAGTTATGCAAGGAATCGCCCATGTTAGTGCTGGATATGATGGTCCCCTGTTCCATCTACTATTACCATCATAGTATGCCAAAGAATAAAAAGCTGGATTGTGTGCATATGTATTTCCAAACTTACCCCAAACTAATAAATGTGCTGCTGGCCCCAAAGTTGCACCAGTTGGAGAAATACTTATTGGAGTAGTTGGTGCTCTTTCTCTACTTTTAATAAAAATTGCCATATTATTCCTATCAATTATTAATGTTTATATTATCAGATCCTAATATTTTATATAATGTAACTGTATCACCCACTCTAAATTGACCAGATCCTTCAGAAACAATATATTGATTTTCTAATTTTGTTTCTGTATATACATCATCAATTTCTTTAACATTAGTATCTATCTTTTCATAACTGTATGTGAAGAGTTCAGCAGTTATAAAATAAGAATACAATCTTCCTAGAGGATAGAATGGATTTTCATGTTCTACAAAGTTTATTTCAAACAAAGATTTTGATGGTGGAAAATATATTAAATCTCCTTCACGGGGTCTTGTAATTGAAGATTTATTATCTGTGACTTCTTGTTTAAATCTTTTTCTTGCAAAAACTAAATTTACTTTATCTTTAATTTCTAGTCCAAACTGAGTTATGACATCGGTGCCTTCGAATCCTTTATAACTTTGTAAATACATTTCTAAACGAAAAACTTCATCAAAATATGATCCTGGATCTTCACCAAATATTCTATCTATTGAAAGATATTCTCTTGGTATATAAATGCATTCAATACCAGTTGCTTGAATTATCTCAATGGTAATTCCTTCAACTAAATCTTGTTCGCCTTGGTATTTTGAAAAATATGGATTAATAGCCATTTTAACCTATTAGTGGATCTGGTGGCAGTTCTTGTGTCTTAACTAGCTGTTGTTCTATGGCATTGAGTTCAGTCATGGCTTCTGTCATTATTGCTGGGGCATTTAATTGAGCACCACCGGGCAAAGGAACACCAGCAAACTTTAATAAATTTTGTGCCCATTGTTTTTTCAATAATGCAGTATAATATCTTTTAAAAACTCTATCATTCCAAACTTTATTGTATTGACTGGTATCAATTTGAACATAGGCTTCCACCATTAAATATGCTCCTGCTGGAAGTTTACTATGTTCTGTATCCAAGAAAAGCCTATCGGTTGTTCTTGTGTATGTAAATGATGTTGGATAATTGAATACATCATTTACTAGCTTGATATAACTCATACCTTCCATATATGCGGCCATTGGTCCCTGAGGTGCACCAGATTGATTAAAATACAAGCCAAAGAAATCAAATAATGTCATTTGATATCGTAAATCAAACATATAATCACCAACAATATCGCTTGGTGCATATACTTTTGTAATAGTACGAATATCGGTTGCCAAAGGCCAATAACCAGTATTGCCATCTTCATCTGTTTTAATTTGTGCACCTAAAGCTGGTCCAAATTGAGTTGTATCAAAATAGCGATTGTGTCGATCTGCTTCTGTTATTCTATATGCAAATAAAGCACGTTGATTAAAATCAAAGTGTCTTTCATACATATATTCCAGTGCTTCGTCAAGACGATCTTCAGCTTGAGTGGGGTCTATGTTTACCTGAATAACAGGAGCACCAAGGGATCTATAGCAATAGTCTATAAAATTTTGACGGGTTGTAATGGCCATGAAAATATTTATGTATTTTTCATAATGTTATTCAGTTTTTCAAATAAACGCTGATTATCTTCACTATTATTTACGGTTAATTGTATCAACTGAATGAATGCTGGATCCAAATTTTCAATAGAATGTTTTCTATTTCCATCTTCTTTATCATAAAAGCTAGGATCATAATTACTAAATCCGGGCATTTTTAAAGGACAATCGATTTTAGGATAATCAAGTTTACAATATTCACCCGGATCTCTTATAAGCCAAGTATGTTTGTGATCCCCACATCCACATTTTCCACAGTAATAATGATTGGAATCTTTACTTTTCTTTAAGAATTTACAAGGTGGTATAGTACCATTTCCATAACAAGAAATGTATCTTAGTTGTTTTGTCGGCAGATCAGTTTTATAATTATTAAAACCACGCGAGGCAATCGCCATGGCAAACGAAACAATCTTTTTTAACATTATGGAGCCTCATATATAATGACCATTCCTGCTGGTATGACACTTCTTTCTAAAAATCCTTTATGATTATCTGAAATATTTGCAATAATTTTTATTACTGTATTGCTAAAAGTAATAACTTTAGTAGTTGTATAACTATAACCCATTAGAGTTGTCAACACATAACGAATGCCATCAGGAGTTCCTTTTTTTCCAAAGTATTGATAATCTACTTGTATCGAAAATTTTGGAATATTTAGAAGAATATCTGACAATTCATCAGATGAAAAATCTTCTCCAGGAAAATATAATTCAGCCAATCCCTGTAATAGTTCAGTTGGCATATATACTGGACTTCTTAAAGTTTCCCACGAAATATATGCACCATATCCATATTTTATACTGAATAACCAACGAAGATATTGTTTTATAATAGGAACAATTGTAACATTTAAAGTATTACTTTGATATGCTTGAAGAATCCATTCTGGAAATAATGAGTCAACTGTTAAGTTGTCACCAATAAACTTATCTTTTCCAACATTATAATATTCAGAACCATATTGTTGAATGGCTTTTCTTATAAATATATCTACTTTTTGGTCTAGACTAACTGGTAATCTATTAAAGAACAGTGGAATCATAATCCGTAAACCACCTGAATTCCAGCAATAGTTTTTGCTTTTAGATATTCCATCAATGCTGCTTGGCTTCCAGTAGAAATATTAGTTACATATACATTAACTGATCCCGGAATATAACCATTTCTTACTGAAACCATATCAGGATCTGAAGTACCATCGATTCCAGATCCAACTATAGCATTTGTAAAATCTTTAAGAGTTACACATCTATCATAATTTAATTCAAATAAAAGTTTTGCTTTGGCCGTATCGATAGATATTATATTATAACCACCACCTGCTGTACCGATAAGATCAAAATTGCTATTTGGGTCAGACAATACTGCGCTATTTCCACTTGTTCCATTTGAAGTAAGTGCACGAACTAAAACTGCTTTTGAAGTGGGAACAGTTGCAGCATTTGCAAAATTATTAGTTACAAGATATCCATTGGCAGAATTTATAACAGTAAAATAATTATTATCTGAATTGGAAGTTAGATTACCTTTGCTGACCCTAGTCCATTTAACTTTTGAAGATTTGCTTGCAGAATTTGGCAATACATAAAAAGATATTGTATCGGGATCAATATTATAGGGTAAAAGAATTGATTGACTTATAAAGTCATAATCACTGAATGTCTGCACTCCTGACCCAGAATACAAATATATTTCTTCTGCATTTGTCATTCCTGGTGATGTTGCATTGATAACAAAGAAATTAACATTGCTTCCATCAGTAGCAGTGGCTGCATAAGATTGATAATCTTGAAGTTGTGCACGAGTAGAAACTTTTACTTTGGCAGATTGAGTTAAAGGTACAACAATTGAATGATTTGAGGCAATTGATATTACAGATTCTAATAAAGTGCATGTTGATAGAAATGATTCTGTAAAACCAAATTGAGAATATATTCCATTATAAGCCGTAGCCGTTGATAAAATATTAATTAATAGGTTAGCCGTACTTGCTTCATTTCTAAAATCAATATCAGTTAAACCCGGTTGAACTTCTAAAAAAGAAATCAATGAATTTTTAATATCTTCAAAATCCAAAGAAGCAACATTTAAAGTTTTTAAATTGTATGTCATGATAATGGTATTTCTATTTGACAGGATGATTTATTTCGTGCATTTAATGATATTTCTGTTGAAAACATAATATCAAATATTATTACTGTATCCGAATAGTAATTAACACTTACAGACACATCAAAGATTTTTCTTATTGAAGATTTTATCACTGATCTCAGAGTGCTTGTAATTATTTGTCTATTGACCGCAAGATCATAAGTATAGTCTCTAATATTAGCTCCAAAATTCATATTTGAAACATTTTCACCTTTATTTGTTTTTAATACATTTTCAATCTGCTGAACTATAGAATTAGTACCGTCAACAAATGCCAAATCTTTTTTAGTATTTGTTGTAGATACTTTTTCTAATAATATTGAAAAATCTTTAGTTCTCATTCTAATTTATTTATACATTATGACCATATCTGATCATTGTTTGGTTGGAAAGGATCATTCCAATTATTTGGATTATTTGGAATATTTAAACTAGTATTCCAAGGGGGAACTGTAGGGGGTGTAGTAGGTGTAGTATTTGGTGCTACTGAAGTCGATGGTAAAATATCAGATAAGGTTAATATGGTTTCATGTGTACCAGAATTAGTAAAAACATTTTTTACACCAAGTACCCAATAAATACCATTTATTACAGATGCTCCTGAATAATATGGATAGCCACTTATATTATTTGCTAAAATTTCTACAAAGTTACCAACTTTTATTGTATAGTCTCCTGCAATATTGATCGTTAGTTTTCTTGCATATTTTAAAGCATCCAAAAATTCTTTTCTTTTAACTGGAGTAGCTTTTGGAGTATTCCAAAAAGTAGCAACATTTAATCTAAGTTTTAAATATGCTTCAAATTTTGAACCCAATTCAGGGCAGCTACAATTATATGGAGCTTCTGGTACTCCCCACAGACAACCAAAAAAATCTGGTCCTAATTTACTATTTTTATTTATTTCTTGGCATTCATTTGAAGCAGTACCAAGATATATGTCTATAGGATATGTAAGTCCAGTAGGTCCAAATGTAATACCAGGAAATGACCAAAGAGAATTTGATCCGGTTACCCCTATAGCAGAAGCAATAGCTAATACGCCGGGAAATTTAGAAAAACATTCTTCTAATGAAGACGGTATACTAGTTACTCCCTGAACTAATTGTGCATTTGCACATATATACTCATCTCTGGCACCAAAATTTCCAAGCGGGACATTTAAAACATTTGCACCAAGAGTTACAGTTTTTCCACGTTTTGGCATTAGCAGCTCCCGTCCACTACATTTTCGGCACTAAAATAATACAATATTTTTCCTTTTAATTCTGGTGGTATACTTACACCACCATCAACAGCTAATCTTTCTGCAGTAGTTTTATACATTTTTACAATATGTGCAATTGTAGCACCTTCTTTATTAGGACTAGCCGTGTTACATCCAATTGGCCTATAAGTAAACCCAGAAGGAATATTGTTTCCAACCCAACCTGGCGGATAATATTTGGGATTTCCCAATCCCGCTGTACGTTCGTTTAAATTTATGGCCCAAGTGTCATTTGCTGTTATACCTGATGATTTATTTGTTTCATCAATATCCCATAATTCCATTGCTATCCAGTATGAACTACCTGCAGCATTAGTAAATTTTAATCCTTCCCACATATAACGCCATTTTAGACCAACACCTGAAATTATATCAATTGCACTTTGTGGCGTAGGTGGAAGAGTATATGGATCTAGCTCATAACGAATTAAATTTGCAAAGAATGATTCTTCACCATCACCCATACAACATAGAGAATATAATACAAAATTTTCTCTTTCTATTTGTCGTCTTATTTCTAAATTTTTAGGAATGTAACTGTTTGATTTATACAAATTTGTTAAGTTTGTTTGTATTACATTATATAAAAAATTATTTACTGGTGTGGGTGCATTAACTGGATTTGGATAATTTGGATGAATTTCTGTGGTATCGAACATATTTTTCCACATATCAATATTATCTGAATGTGAAAAATAACCTGTATTTCCCATATAATTTATTTGAGAATATGATTTTCCAAAACCAAATTCTCCAGAACCATATGTAGGTGGGGCATTATCATTTGTTGTGTTATGATCAGAAACCCAACCCCAGTCTTTTTCATAAATCATTTCATCAGCACCAGAAGTAACTCCATTTACTACTCCACTAGATGCTATAACTTCAATATTATATTTTTCTCCATCATCTTGAAAATGATATGTTAGAGCCTTTGTAGTATAATTTTGTTTTTCTTGCGCAGTAGTTAAAAATGTTGGCACACTATCTAAAAATTTTGGTGTTTTTCTAACATAGAAATAATTTTTAGATACCCATTGATTTGTAGGATCTGTTCTTAGATTATAGATTTTTTTATATATATTACCATTGGTTGATTTTTGTGATGGAACATCTGAATCATAAACGCTATATCTATAATTCTTGTTTTTATATTTTGTAAATGTTTGAGTATCTTCAATTTTATTTTCATAAAAATATTTAAAATTGATATAATCACCAAATTCTGACCAAAACAAGTATCTTGGTTCTCTTGTTCCTGTTGATGTTTGTGGCCCAACAGCTAAACTAGAGATATAATTTAAGTATTGAAAAGCATTATCTGTAGCTGCATATGTTAGGTTATTATTTCCCGGACTTAACATTTTTAAACAAAAAAAGTTACTAGGACTTGTAGTAATACTTTCACCTTTAAATGTTGTAGTAGGGCTACCATATCCCAATTTATTAAAAACATTTTGATCAAAATAAGTTAAAATATTTTGTAAAGAATCAACTCTATCTTCAAGTTTTCCATTGGATGTTAATAAATCCGATGCTGAAGTTTTTTGAGATAATTTATAAAAACTATTTGTAACATTTATAGATACAAAATTTTCTTCAGTTTCAGCAGCTGCATTGTTTACATAAGTTGTGCTAGTAATAGAAAGTCTAATAATGGTTCCATCAATCATATACATCAAAGCATAATCAATATTATTATTTTGAATGAAAGTGGTAATGTCCTGAGTATCACGTACAACTATAGCACCAACAGGAAATATTTCAAATGCACTTTCTTCTAATTCCAGCCGTTGAAACTGGCATTGACTATTTCTGTTTAAAATATTAAAGGCATAATCTGGCTTCAAAGAACTTGTGAGGACAATTGCACTTAATGGTGAATCAAATGGATTTGATTGTAAATTTGGAGGCATATCATGTATATTTAATTGTAATTAAACGACTTGTCACCTTAGACAATTCACTTGGATTAAATATATTCACCTTTCTATTTGCAGTTTCTGAAACTTCTTGAAATGTTTGTTTTGTTTGTTGAGATCCTGATGCGGTATAGACTATTGGCGCATCTCCAGTCTGCATATTTTTAAATGATATAGTTCCTGCAGGGGCAGAATCTAAAATAGCTTCAGTGGCTTCAAGATAAGGTTCTACACTATTTGTAACAAATAGTGTCGTATTAGCGGATGTTTCCCACTCTGAAGGCAAAGATAGATCTATGTACTGCACAGAAGTTAAATCTTCTATAGGAATTGGTGTATTATTGGGTGTGGGCTTTATTGTTAATCGTTTTGTATATGAATTTTGTTCTTCTACAATATAAATTGGTCCATCTAAATTAAAATTTCCAACATAACTAAAATCATATGGTTTTCCACTTGTCAATGATTGCAACGTTACTAAACTTCCAGATGCCATGTAAGCTCCAACATCAGTTCCATAAGTTACATCTGCAATTATAGAAGTAACTTTATTTTGATTATTTTGAATATAATTTGTATAGTTATTAACAAACAGTAAAAATGGATTTATAGTTTCATTAGCTAATAGAATCAACCAAAACGAATTCGGATCTTCATATAGACTGGATGCGGCTTCTACCAGTGTTGTTTTACTGTCAAATTCAAATTGACGTTTACTGATTAGATCAAAGTTAAACTTATAATAACTAAAATAATCACTAATAGAAAAAGATCCTAGTGTAGTTTCGTAAGTTCGTTTTGGAAGTTTATCAAAATATTTCATTATCCAGAGTATCCAAAATAATAATCAGAAATTTCAGATTTAGACCAAGTAGCATTTGCATCTGGGACATATGTTCCAGTTTCAAATTCAACAAAATTTAATCCAAGCATTACAGCAGATGAACGATAATCTTTGAGATATCGTAATACTGGGTCACCGTAATCAGCATGCTTTACAACAATACCACTTAAAACACATGGAAGAGGTTCACCAAACCAGTCAGCAGTTCTATTTGGATTCATCTCTCCACCGTTCATTACAGAAATATTCCATAGTCTTTGTGGATATGATCTTTCTGGCAAGCCTGTAGCAACTACTGGATATGAACCTTTTCTAAAGGTTCCAACTATATCAGTAACAACATTTGATTCATCTGGTGACTTTGGGACAAACAAATATTCAAAGTAATAACTTTTTCTAGCCTCAGAAACCATAGTAAGTTCTGTTATATTACTAAATCTTCTATAAGTATCAGTTGCATATTGCCTTTCAGCAAAAAATGCTACTGGCTGCATTACTCTTGAATATAAAGTTCCAAAATTTTCTAATCCACCGCTATTTGCTGCACCCGCCATAGATATTACAGGTCCAACCGGATTTTGACCCTCACCAAATTGGTGAATGACACTATAACCAGGTTCTTTTGGCATAGGAAGCACTATGGTGGCATCAGATCTAGTTACTATAGAATCTCTGGTTCTTTCGTAATTCTTCAAAGAATACGTTGCAACATCAAATCTTAGTTGTAAAGGTACTTCAATGCCAGAGGCACTACCTGCAATTGGGTATATATATGTTGATGCCATGCTACAATATTTAGCAATATCATAAATATTTAAAATGGCGTATAGAACACAGTTTTTTCCAAAAAATAAAGAAAAATATATAGGCGATTGTGAAAAAATCGTCTGCAGATCGCTATGGGAAAGAACTGTTTGTAAATTTTGCGACGATCATCCAAATATAATAAAATGGTCATCTGAAGAAATTGCAATTCCTTATGTGCACCCAATAGAGAATAAGATTAAAAACTATTATCCAGATTTTTTAATAGAGATAATGCAAAACAATAATAAAAAAATTTGGATGGTGGAAGTCAAACCCAAAAAACAAACGTTCTTAAAGGAAAATGCCACCAAAAATGAAAAGTATATATGGGCAGTAAATACTGCAAAGTGGAAGGCAGCAGAAAGTTATTGTAAAAAATACAATATAGAATTCAAAATTTTAACAGAAAAAGAGTTATACAACAAATGTCATCCTTACCCATAAATGCCAACAATATTGAAAATTTAAAAAGTTATTTGAATGCCAGTGGTGGTCTTCAAAGAGCAAATAGATATGCTGTAAAAATTTATAGACCAAAATTAAATGACCTTCCTAATGGTCCACAATCATCATCATACATAACTGTCTACCCATCAGAAATATCATTTGGTGCGCGTGCAACAAATTACATATATGATGGTCTACAGGGTTACAATTATGGTAGAGCTGTTCCCAATTCTACAAAATTTGTTGGTGGAATTGTAATGACTTTTTATGTAACTGGAGACCTATTTGTTTTGAATTATTTCAATGACTGGTTTGATGCCATGTATAATATAAAGAACAATAGTTTTTTTGTTCCTTGGTACGATGAAACTGTACAACCTGCAAATTTACAATTAACCTATTTGAATTTAAATGGAAATCAAACCATTTCAACAAATAATCAGTCTCTATGGACATTTCAAGAAGTATATCCCGTTGAAGCAATGCCTATTCAATTATCTGCCAAGGCAGATTCTCCCTTACTGTATCAAGTTGTATTGAATTACAGATCTATTAATAGATCTTCTATATTATAAATTTTTGGAATTATTATGGATATTTTAAATTTATTTAAAGAATCGCAACCAAAGTTTGAAACTACACTTCCTTTTAGTAAAAAGAAAGTTTTATTTACTCCATTTAAAGTAAAAGATGCCAAAAAAATATCTTTAATACTAAATGAAGATAATAAAAAATTATCATTATTGGCATTATATGAATGCATAAAAGAAAATTCTGATTTAAATAATATACAGGATCTATGTCTTGCCGATGCAGAATACTTATTTCTGCAAATCAGATCTAAAAGCGTTGATGAATTGATTAATATTATTGTGAATGAAGAAAAGGCTCAAATTGGAATACCTAATATTGAAAATAAAAATAAAATTCAATCATTAAATATATCCGTCGGGGAATCAATTACAATTAGTTTGGAAACTCCTTCTTTGAGTGATTTATTAAAACAAGATTCATTCTCAGATGAGGTTTACTCTAAATCATGCATAAAAAGTATAACAATTGCCGGTCAAGTTTTTTACTTAGATAAATTTGTAAATGAAAAGTGTAAAGAAATTATTGACAATCTTCCTTTGTTTACTATGAAACAAATTAATGAATTTGTAAAAAATGAACCAAGACTATGGTTTAAAATACAAAAAGAAAACACTGAAAGCGAGGTATCTGGTTTCCTAAGTTTTTTTATCTAGCAGCAAGTTACTTT